CCGTTTTCGTCTTTGATCCATTTTGGCATCTTAGTTCTCCTTTTTGTTTTCAATGACTTCCAAAAAATCCATCTTGGCTCACGTCAGATAATCCCCTCATCTTACTGTCCGCGCTGCGGACGATCGAGGTCGCGTTCTTACGGCGCGAGAATATCGAGATCGACGATCCGGTGCCGCATCTGGCGTTGACGGACGGGCTCAAGACTAAGGGATCAGCGCGGCGCGTGCCGCTGTGTGGTAGTGCGCTGGCCGCTATGCGCTCGATGCCGGACGGGCCGGTGCGGTACGCCCGCAAGCACAACCAACTGACGACGGCGCTCGGGGCGTACCTAGCGGAGAACAGCCTACTGCCCACGCCTGCACACTCGCTCTACTCGCTACGTCATACGTTTAAAGACCGCCTGCGGGCCGCACAGTGCCCCGAGGAGATCATGGACGCACTTATGGGGCACGCCTCGCGCAAGCCCGCATACGGCGAAGGCTACCCGCTCAGCGTACTAGCTGAGTGGGTGGCGCGGGCGGCGTTCGATGTGCCCGTGTGGCTGTCGGAATAGCCGGCCTCAATTTCCAGCTCGTCTGTGGATGATTTGCAAGACCATGATTTTGCCCTGCAATTCTGTGATCTCGCCACGCTCGATGCGCCGCCAAATTGCTGAGCATTCTTCTTCGTATGTCAGAACGGTCATCGTTCGGGGCTCCGTTGCCAGCTGTTTGTGCTTATTAAAACTGATCTTTGACGGTTTCGAACCGGACGTTAATGCGCCAATCCTCACTCGCCGATTTTATTAGCGCGTCAGCAAAACTGTTTACTAGGTCATCTTCCGAAAACCGACTACGCACCGCCTCCCGAATTACGTCAGATCGAGATGTTACAACTCCGTGGACGATATCGCGTGCTACCCTGCGTATTTCTTCGCCAACGATATGATCGAGGTATGGCAGTTTTTCGTAGCTGTTCCGTCCAGTCTCAAATGGCTTTTCCAATGCAGCCGCTACCAACTTATCAATAAGCTCCGGCGTATTGTTGACAGCCTTGATGACCTCGGCCTTGATTGATGCTTCAAGTATTGCTTTCACGTCAGTCATTCGATGGGGCTCCGTTGCAGTTATGAGATTATGTTGTCGCGCCGCGCCATTTCGTTAATGGCGCGCACGATACGAGGGCCGTCTATGTGGCCAACGTTTTCGAGGACAACGTGTCCTCTTTCGTCCTCAATCCAATTGCTACGACCACCGAAGACGTTGCTGACATTAGCGACGTTGCAGTAGGTCCACGGCGCGGCATCGTCCTCTGTGAGAGCGTGCTCTGGAACATCGTCTCCGCCCCTGATTTCCGCGAGGCGCCGGTATCAGTCTCAACCGCCGATGAATGTAATAGGGCATAGTCGATTGAGTATTGCAACAGCTAATTTTGCATATTGCGCAATTAATTGCATAGTGCTATCCATAGCTAATGAACAGATTAGGTTACATCCGGCCACGACGCCAGAATACCGAGCGCGCACAGCGCGACGCAATCGGCGTGACGGATCAATTGATTGTGGACATTGAATGCGCGGTACTACCTGACGCCATTAAATTGCTGCGACGCGGTGACCGCCTCGTTGTGGCTACGCTACACGATCTATCGGCGTCATACCGTGAGCGCGCCGACATCTGCCGTATGGTGCAGGCGCGTGGCGCGGGCATCTATATCGCAGCAGATAATCACGACGTACCGCCAGACTGCATAGATACGCTAGTGGTTGGCATCTTAACCGCACGCAATGACACGGACCCCGACGAACGAGCAGCAAGCGGCGCTAAGGGTGGCGCGGCGGGCGGTTACGGCTCGACGGACAAAGAGCAATGGCGCGATTTGTGGCTGTCCGATGCAACCGCCGCCGAAATCGAGCGTGAGAGCGGTATGGCATACTCGACGCTGTACCGGCATTTTAATCACAAGGATCGGAAGGGTGGCGCGATACCGCGTAACGCTCGGCCCGGTCGAAGAACATAGGAGGCCGGGGTGGCGATCGACAAGGATAGTTTTGAGCCGGGGTCATTCGGCTGCCATGAGGCCATGCACATGGCCGGCGTGTTGGCGGAGATGGTTGAAGAGCGGTTGTGCGAGCATCCAGCCGTGATGCTTAATCCTGAATGGCGAAAAAAGGCAGACGAGGCATCACATGCGCTGTTTGATCTTTATCAGGCAATCGGTGCTGCCCACTGCTCAGAGAGCGAGCGCGGATAATTAAGGAGGCGAGAATGCAGGCGACTGAATACGCAGGAATGGTGATCGGCGGGCCGCGCGCTGGCATGTGGCTGCGAGACCGCTGGTTCGAAGACAGAAACATCGTGGGCTGATTGCTCATAGGAGCGTCGGTTGCCCCTACTTTTCGATTTCGGGGGCAACTGACGCTCCGCGCGTTACCCCCTGTTTTGATTTTGTCGGGAATTATGGGGTAAATCAATCTCCCTCGCCGCACCCAGCGCCCCCCGTGAACTCACGCCACGGCACCCAGCCGCGCGGACAGTGAAAGCCCCACAGCCGGATCACCGGGCCGGTGATGAACAGGGTCTCGACGTCGCCGCAGGGCAACGTGATCCGGTGCGCGTATTTGGCAGAGCGGAACCGCCAGCGCCCGGCCCGCACAAGGCGGGCGCCGTCCGCGTCGATCTCCCGCGCTACGCCGCTCAGTGCGAGCGACACCGAGCACCAAGGGTGATCATGCAGTGCGCGGTCGTCGTCGTCCCGTTGAAATTGGTGGTAGTAGATATTGAACCACCGGTTGCGCGGGATGATGTACCAGCGCAGGAGGTACGGGTCGTCGTGCCCCCCGATGACCCAGTCGGGGGCACGGGTCGGCTTGATCCATCGACGGATCGCGTGTGCTGTCGTTGCTCTCATGGTCGGTCATCCTCGCCGGTCGTTCTGAGCTCATACGCGAGAAGCCCGAGCACGCAGAAAGCCACGCTCGCAAGGTGGTGGATGCGCGTCTCGGGGTCGTCGCGCTCGCCCGCCCACCACGCCCACAGGTGGCGCAGGGCGGCGCCGTACATGCGCGAGTAGCGCATACCCTTCTCCCAGTTGCGGTCGTCGTACTTGTTCGCGCCGAACGCGTAAACGCGCGACACTTCGAGCAGCGCGTCGACCGGCAGCAAGTGCGTCGCCGGTTTGCCCTCGTCGAACTTGATCGCGGGCGTGTCCTTGGTCACGACCTGCGGCGGGTCAGATCGACGTGCCATTATGTACGCCCTTTCTTGATCCGCGCCGACCGCAGCGCGGTCAACACCGCCGCGCCCTGCACCGGGTCAACGAACGGGATAACTGTGCCGCCGAACTCTGCGTCGGGGTCGATGATCGTCATGATGGACGCCCCCGCTTGGTCCGATGAGTACCCAAGGCGATGTGCATATTCGTCATGGTATTTGTACCCACGCACGCGCAACGCCAGCGGACAGCGGCCGTCCGCCGTCTCGAATTGTTGCATCGCCCACGTGTGCTTGTGACCGCACACGTACAAGTCGGCGTTGTCGCCGCCCATCTGTGCGGCGCGCGCTGGGCCGTGCGATTTATTCCACATCGAATGCCCCGGAAAATCGTGCGCGGCAACGACGCGGAGTTCTTTGCGCGCTTGGCCTGGGGCGGCCGGGAACACGAGCCTGAATGACGCTTTCCAGTCGAGCATAGGGACGACCTTTGCATTCATCCTCTGCAGGATGTCGATGCCGTCACCCCATGCGTCATGGTTGCCGATCACATGCAACAACCAATCGACGCCGCTCTCATTCAGGAACCACTCGGCGAGGACGCGCGCGCTCGATTGACTCGTCTCTTGTTTCGCGAACAAGTGCCCGAGGCGCCCGCCCCAGTTGTTCGTCACGTCGCCGATGTTGGCGCCGTACAGGCCGTCGGTTGATTTGCAGATGTCGACGTGACGCTTGAGCAGCGCCCAGTTACAGCCGTTGTCGTCGACGTGCGGGTCGCCGAACCACAACACGCCGACCGGGAGCCGATCAGGAAGCGAGACCGGGAACCAGTCTTGCGCTTTCTTGGCGTGCGTGTACCGCTGGAAGTCCGCGAGGCGGCGTTCGACGAGCACGTCGGCCGGGAGGTTGGTGGTCGGCATCGGCGGCGACAGCGTGCGCCGTGATCCGCTTGTCTTTTTGTGCGCGCCCTTGCCCTCCGCTTTGAGACGATAGCGGAATGTGCTGCGCGGAATACCGAGCGCGATGGCGGCGGCCTGTTGGCTGCCGTGTTCCTCAACTGCTAGTGCATACATTATTTGCGGCCTTTCTGGAGTTGCTTCTCGATTGCTTCGGGATCAGCCACGACCGCTTTCCCGTCCGCTGTTTCGACGCGCCCGTGTCGGGGAACAGGTCGAGCACTTCGTCGCTGCCGTCGTGCATGACGTTCGCCGGGAACCGTCCCAGCCCTTCGAGCGCCGTGCCGGTAGTCCTCGCCGCTAATCCACGCGGCAAGCACGTCCGACATATTCGGCTCTTTACTCAGCCCGTAAGGCGGGTCGGTCACAACGGCGTCGAGACACCCGTCGCCGAGCATTGGCAACACTTCCGCGCTGTCGCCGTTCAGCAACAGGCAATCGCCGATGCGCCGCGCCGCGATGCCGTTCCACTCCGCCCACATCTCGGCGTCGTCTAGCTCTTTAATAATTCCCACAGTCAACCCCTCTTAACGTGCTTGCGTTTGCCGACGCGCTTCAACGCGCGCGCCATGACCTCGTCGCCGTCATCGAGCGCAGCGAGTTCGCGCTCAAGCCGTTCATACACCGGGATCACTTTCCGGTTGCCCGTGAGCTTTATAATCAGCGCCAGCGTGTCGAGCGCGTCCGTGATCCGCGCCCGCCGATCGCCGACGCGTGCCCGCCGTTGGTGTCGCTCCTGTGCGGTGATCATCGTGCAAGCCTCTTTTTGGCGGAGTCGTTCAGGGCATCGAGTAGCGCGCGCTGTCCGACGTCTTTACTGTCGAGGCGCGCGAGCACGTCCTCGTCGGCGGTGTCGCGGGCGAGGATCATGTAGAGCATCACCGACGCCGCGCGCTGACCTTGGCGGCGGAGCCGCGCGTTGAATTGTTGGAACAGTTCGAGCGACCAGTTGAGCCCGAACCACACGACGATGTTTCCGCCGTCTTGTATGTTGAGCCCGTGGCCAGCCGACGCGGGGTGCGCGACCAGCATCTCGATTTTGCCAGCGTTCCAACGCTCGACGATGTCGTCGCGGCCGTCGAACAGTTCGGCCTGCGGGAACGCGCGCAAGATGCGCTCGCGGTCGGGTATAAAGCTGTAGGCCACGAGCAGCGGGCGGCCGGGGTGCTCGTCGACGATCGTGCGGAGCGCGTCGATCTTTTCGTCGTGCAGCGGGATCGTGGCGTGATCCTCGTCCTCGCCACTGGTCGCGTACACGAACCCATTGCAACACTGCAGGAGCTTGTTTTTGAGCACCGCCGCAGTCGGAACCTCGACCACACCGCCCGCCATATATGACACGTAATCGCGCTCGATCTCGCGGTACGTGTCGCGCACTTTCTGCGGCAGTTCGATATATACCGGCGAGCGGATATACTCGGGTAGATTTAGGTAGTCATCGGCGTCGAGGCGCAGCACAAGATCGCGCACGCGCTCGTGTATCTCCTCGTCCGCGCCCTCGTTGATCGTCCACGAGAAGCCGTTCGGGTGTTGAGTGAAATAGGTCTGCCGGTACTGTGTCAGCGTCTTGCCGAGACGCGCGCCGCCATCGAGCAAAAACATTTGCGACCACAATCCCATGAGCCCGTTCGCGGCGGGCGTGCCGGTCAACTGGATGATGCGCGAGAACTTGGACCGCACCGAGCGCAGCGCGCGGAACCGCTTCGACGCGCGATCCTTGAACCCGCTGCTTTCGTCGATCACGAGCACGTCGAACGGCCAATGCTTGCGGAAATGGTCGGCAAGGTCGTCATCCTCGCGCCACAGCTTGACCAGCCACGGGATCAGCTCGCGATTGATTACGAAGTAGTCCGCGTCGGCGGTCATGAGCAGGCGGCGGCGCTGGGCGGGCGTACCGCGCAGCACGCACACACGCGCGTCGGCAAGGTGCGCCCACTTGTGCGGCTCATCCGGCCAAGTGTTGCGCGCCACTTTGAGAGGCGCGACGATCAGCACGCGGCCGACGTCGAGGTCGGCGAGCAGGTCGGCGAGCGCGGTGAAGGTGCTCACCGACTTCCCCATTCCCATATCTAACCACAGTGCGCAACGCGGCGTCGACTTGACGAACTCGACCGTCCGCCGTTGGTAGCCGTGCATGTGGTCGCGGCTCAGCATGAGGCTATCAACGCAATGCCGTCCTCGACACTGTCGACCACATACACGTCGAGCCCGGCGCGGCGTATTTTCGTGTGCTCGTGCAGTTGTGCCGGTGTCGCCTGCATGCCCGGAGCTTTGAACTCGATAAAAAACACGTAGCCGGGGCGCATGAACAGCCGGTCGGGCACCGAGCGACTTCCCGGCGACGAGAACTTGTAAACGAGAAACCCGGCCAACTTGGCGGCGGCGCACACGCGGCGCTCGATGTCCTTCTCCAGCACGGTCTATCCTTTCCGGTAAACGGTTGTCGTGAAGCCCTCGGCGGCGAGCGGTAGGCCCGGCGCCCAGGCGGGGACGGTCGCCATGTGTGCGGCCATGCGCTCGTGGTCGACGCCCTCGGCGATCAGCTCGTCGTGCACAGACAGGACGATCCCGTACCCGTCCGCCTCGATCAGCGGGATGCCGTGCATCATCACATCGAGCGCGATGGTCTGTGCCGCGTTCTCCAGCAACTTGCCGCCGTAGGTGTGGATGCGGGTCCAGGGGCCATAGTCGCCGCCCGTGAGCCCGGCTTGCGTGCCCATGTACGTGATGGCGAGCTTGCGCACGTCGGTCTCGCGCATGGCGTCACCGGTTGGGTCGTCGTGGTGCACGCGCGGGTCGCAGTAGCAGAGCACCGCGCCGCTCGGGAGTTTGCAGAGCAGGTACGCGATGCCCGCATGTCGGCGCACCGCGAACGTGAGCCACTGTCCCGCCTTGTACGCCTTGCCGGGGTTCTGGACGGCACGGACGGCGGCTTCCTTGAGTAACCCCCACAGCTTGACGGTTGCCGGGTGGCGCCGCCTCCAGGCGAGCTTGACAACCTCGCACGCAAGCCACTCCTCGGGGTCGGCGTCGGGCTCGCGCTCTTGTCCCCACTTGGTCCAGTTGGCGCGAGCCGAGGAGACAAGCTCCGCGTCCGCGTTATCGAGGATCGTGTCCATGTAGTTCGATAGGGCGCGGCCGTCAGGTGTCTGCAGCCCGGAGTTTTTCGCGAACGTGCGCGCGGCGCCGTACCCGCCCTCGTACCCCCCAAAGAGGTCGGGAACCTTCCCGAACACGTCGCGGACCTTGTCTTGGCGGCCGGGGATCGTGCGCCGCTTGTCCCACGGATCGCCGCCGACGATCGCGGTCGCGGTGAGCATGTAGAGATCAGGGCCGGTGCCCGCGTCGAACGCGCGAAACGCGTCGAGCTTCCACGTCTCGTCAGCCAGCCACGCAACGAGGCGGCCTTCGATATTCGATAGGTCGGCGACCGCCAACCGTTTGCCCGGACGCGCGGTCACGACGGCGCGCAGCGCGGCCGAGCCGTACAACATGAGGTCGTCGAACAGCAGGTCGTGCGTGTCGCACTTGAGCGCTGCGATATATTGATCTATCGCCGCCTGCGGTGGTAGTCCGCGCGAGGGCAAGTTCTGCGGCTGGAACAACCGCCCGGCGTAACGCCGCGTGCGTGCGGCGCCTCGGAACTGCAACCCGCCACGGAAACGGCCGTCGTCTTGGATCGCAGGCAGGAGCGCCGCGTATTTGCTCGTCGACGTTTTGTTGTTGAGCAGCGCAATCTCCATCAAGCGCCGACACTCGGGCTCGATCGTGTCGCCATCAAGCAGAGGCTGAAAGGTGTCTTTCCGCGTGTTGTCCAGGTCGAGACTGAACCGGTGATTGAGATACAGACGGAACGCCTCGCGCTGCGATGGCGCGGTCGGCATCGGGCAGTCAATCGACTGGTACTCGTTCACGATCGCGACGAACTCAGCGGCGAGCCGGGCCTTCTCGGCGACGGCGGCCTTCGCGCCAGCGGCACACAGCTCGCGGTCGATCTGCATTCCTCGGTCGTTGATCCGTTGGTCGAGATGCCACAGCGCGACGTCGCGCGGTTGCCAGTTCCAGTTGGGCAAACGCTCTGACACTTCGCGCATCGCGAGCACGTCACGAACCGCGTACACCCGGAAGCGGTGCCACTCCTCGGGGTGCGACTCGGGTGTGTAGCGGTCGGCCTTGTGGTTGCGGGGTGCAGGCTTGCAGAAGCGGTTTATAAGCTTCTTGCCGTCCGTGTTCTTGGCCTTGTTGAGCGGCAACCCGAGCAGCGGGCCGAGCGATCCCAGCGCGCCGGGGTACGCGTGCGACAGAGCCTGAACCATCGTGCACCGGAACCGCTCCAGGCGGGGGCGGATGCCGAGCACCTGGGCGAGTATCTGGCGATCGAACGACGCGTTGTGGAACACGAGCAGCGTCGCGTCATCGTCGAGCGCGGCACGCAGGTCGTCGGGCATCTCTATCGCGAGATCGGCGCACGAGAACACGACGTCGCCGTCTGGTAGAAGAGCGCAGTCCAACAGCTCGCACGTCACCGCGTCCCACAGACGGACGGGGCCGTCGTCGAGCGCATACGGGAACAGCAGCAGCTCCGCCGTCTCCGCGTAACGGTACGCGCCCGCCTTTAGGTCGTGCACGTTAAACGTCTCGGTGTCTGCCCAAAGGGTCGGCACTAGACGACCTCCGTCCGTACCAAGCCGAGAACGCCTTGGCGCATGGCCGATACGGTGCTGTAGGTTCCCATCACGATGCTGTCGTGCGAGAGCACATAAGGGTCGGTTCCGGCTTGGCGCCAACGGAAGATGTGGTTCGTTTGTGTGACGGTGATGGTCCCGTCGAGCGCACCGCGACGGCCGCTGTCGACGGTCACTACTACGGAGTCGAATGGGGGTTGCGGCATATCAGGCCCTCGAAAAGCGACGGGCCGAAGCCCGCCGCGTTGAAGTTAGAAATCGACCGGCTCGTCGACGCGCGCGTCACTGGCGGCGAAGCCGTCCAGGGCTTCGTCCTCGGAGACGTAGCTGTCGTCGAGCGGTTCACCGTCGCCCGCAAACTGGATTGCGATCAACTCGGCGTTAATCCGCTTGCCGTGCTTGTTATCCTGCGGCCATAGCGCGATCTTTGCGTTGACGTAGCAGCCTGCGTAGATTTTGCAGTCGACGGCGTCCTTGATCGTCGTCCGACCGTCCCCGGCGACAACGTGCGGGAAGCCTTTCGAGTTAGCCGACACACCCATCGCGTCGCCGTATTCTGGCTTCATGCGTTCTTCGCCGCTGCGCATACACAGCTTAGACGCAGGCAGCTTCAAGCCGTCGAACTTCTCGCGCTGGAGCCGCACGATCTCCGCGTTGATCTTGGCGATCGCCGGGTGCCCCGGTTCGAGCAGCAGCGTCGCGCCGCACTTGGCAAGCTCGCCATTGATGATGGGCTGCTTGAATAGGTGCGGGTAGGAGACGCGCGCATTCTTTATAAAAATATGATCAGGCATAGTCGGAGTCCTTTCGGTCGGTGGTTAGTCTTCTACGACGCCGAACCCTCCGGCGGCGGTCTGCTCCAAGGCGGAGCGCTTGTCACTCACCGGGACAAGCGTCGGCTTGCCCGGTGGACGCGTGACGTACTTGTCGCTCAGTAGTCGATGGTCCTTCCCGAGCTTCTTTTCGAGCGCGGGCGGGGTGAGTAGTTTTTTCTCGTATGCGTCGGCGGCGCCCACCGCGCGCTTGATCGCGTTCTCGGCTTTCTCGGGATCGATCCACGTCCGGCTGCCGAGCGTGCCGACCAGCTTGTAGCCGGGCACCTCGACGCCGGCTTGCACCTCGGCGGTGATGTAGTCGCGCACGTTGTTCGCCCAGGTGCCCAACGCGCGGAGGCGCGGGAGCATGTCAGCCATAGCGGCAAGCGAGTGGACGGGCGCGTCGAATGTCTTGATCTCGTCAACGAGATCGAGCAGGTCGTCGCTCATCGGGACGGGCTCGAAATCCGTGACAGCGGCCTTCATGAGCCACAGCGAGCGCGGGACGCAGGTGTTCTTCGCCTTGCACCACTGGCAGGTTTTGTCGCCGGGCGCGAAGTCCTTGTCGAACGACAAGTCGCCCTCGCTCACCTCGACGAGATCATAGGCGCGCTGGGCGGCGGGACGCACTACCTTCTCCGCCCACGTTAACAAATCGGCGCGTGAAATCTCGTACTCGTCGACGTGATCCATACGCGGTTGGTGGATGCCGACGACCACGGTGTCGATTTCATAAAACAAGTCGACCTCGGCTAACATCGCGAGCCCGTACAGAAGTTGCTGCGGGTTGCCGTAGGTGCCGAGCGCGTACAGTTGCTCGTCCTCGTGCGTGCGTGCGTCGACTCTGACGTTCGCTCCGTACTTTAGGTCGTCCACGTACAGACGCCGCTCGGCGATCACGACACTGCCCGCGTCGATCGTGCCGAACCCGTCCGGGACATAGTGCGAATAATCGACCCGCTGCTCGACCAAAAGTTCGTCGGCGTTACGGGCGCGCACCGCGTCGACGAAGGTTTGCACGCTCTCGACCATCTCGTCGGTGCAAGTGAACGTGCGGAACGCGGCGGCCGGGTCGCGATCACTCGGGCCGTCCGTCTCGACGATCCAGGTGTCTCCGGTTGCGGCCCCGACCTCGATCATCATGCCCGCGTAGGTGTCGGCGTCGACGTCGTGTTTCAGGCATCGGGCGGCGACCTCGTGGGCGGCGGTGCCCTCGGCGGCGTAGGAGCTGCCGCGATCGGCGGTCCCGGCTTGCAGCTTGGCGGAGGCGGCACACACTAACCAAGTGGCGGAGCCGGAGGCGCTTAGTTTTGCGTGTTTCGGTTCGGTCATAGCACAGTCCTTGGATGGGGTGGGGTGCCCGCGCGCCGGTTGGTTGGGGGCGGCGCGCGGGCTGCTCGGCGGGCGCTCAGTGCAGGAGGAGACACGAGCGGGCGCCATGCTCTCAGAATGGCGGGTAGCCTAAGTCGCAGCAGGCGGAGATCACACGAGCGCGCATGTTCTCGGGTATCTGCGGCGCGGCGAGGATGCCGTCCGCGTGCTCAGTGAGCAGTTCGGTCACGGCGGCGCGTCCACCCTTGTTCGCGCCAACCCAAAGCACAGCGGCGCGCATCTCTTCGAGCGTCGGCACGGCGTCGCCCGTCGCGGGCTCAGCTTTCTGCGCGGGCTTGGCCGCCGCTTTAGCGGACTCCGCTTTAACCGCTTCGGCAACCTCGGCGGCGCGCTTGGCCTCGGCTTTCGCCTTTGCCGCTTTCGCGTCGGCGGCTTCTTGTTTCGCTTCGGCGAGTACTAAGGCCTCGGCGTCCGCCTTGGCGGTGTCGGGCTTCGGGGCGGCGGGCTTCTTTGACTCAGGCGCGGCGGGGATTGTCTGCGCCTCGCCACACATCACCAAAAAGGCGGCGGCGAGGGCTTCTGAGGCGGCGGCCTGCGAGGCTTGCGCGGCGGCCATGTGGACGAGAAACTGTTCGCGAAGTTCGATTTGCATGGGTCTGTTCTCCTGTCGATTGGGCGCACGAAATCGCTCGTGCAAAACACGTATCTCGGTCGGTTTACTCGGGAACGGTGGTGACGGCGGTGATGCGATTTAACGGATAATGACCATGTCGGGCGGCCGCATCGCACCTCTCTACTCAGTAAGACGCGCCGCCGCGCCTCGGGAACCGCCCGCCCTGATCAGATGAGCCGCGCTGCGTCGGCAGGAGCAATGTTGCAACTGTCGATCGCGTAGGCCCGGCGCTTGTTCTTCTTGAATGTGTGGGAGTAGACGCTGACGCGGCGGGTCGCCTCGTTGATCGCGACGACCTCGCAGACGTGCGTCGAGACCAGCCGGTCGGACTCGCGCCGCTCGACGATCGCGGTTGCGCCTATGCGGAAGCCTTCAAAGTATCGGGGTGTGGGGTGCATCGTGTTACTCGCGTTTCGGGTTCCGGGTGTGCAGTACGTATTCAATACCCGAACAGTACTCGCGTTTTTATGCGCCGTCAACACTCAATTAGGAAAAATGCGAGTAATAAATTGTGTCAATAAAATGTTAAAACGCGAGTACTCAACAAAAAGCCCCGCACGAGGCGGGGCTGGTCAGTCGACGACCGGGTCGGATATCAGGCGAACGCGAGGACCAAGCGGTAGTCGGCTGGGTCGGCGTGCTTGCGCCAGCCAATGCGGTCGGCGGCGATCAGGCGGCGGCAAGCGTTGATCACGGCAACATCGCCGTTAGCTTTGGCGCCTTCAAGTACGTCCCGAACGATCATCATGCGAGGTGTGTAATAAGTGCGCATCGTGCGGCTCCGTGTTTCGTGTTTCGATGATTTAACACTACGCGAGAACAGTTAACAACCGCTTAATGCTGAGAATTATCGCGAGCACTCAGATCACACGGCCGATCCAACGCACGCGCCCGAGCACGTGGATGCTTTTGCGCCGCACGCCGTAAGCGTGACCGTCCGGGCCGTCGACGCTGATCCGGACCTCGGGTGGGTCGGTGCCGATCAGAGGATCGATGGCGCGGATAGCCAACTGGCCTGTGCTGGCCCGGAACACGTACACGCCGCGCGTCACCGGCTCGTCGTCGTCCGTGTCGAGTAGCACCGTGTCGCCGGGGCGCAGGTCCGCCGTGGCGGTCGTCTTGTCGATCGCTACGAGGGCGGCAGACTGCACGGACAGCCCAAGCCGGGAAAGAAACGCCTCAGAGAACGGGGCGGCCGTGTCTGCGCTGTCCGTGCCGGGCAGGTGCTCGACCCATACACTAACGCCGCCCGCTGGTCCCTCGCGCCCTGGGTCGGCGCCCCGGTACTCGGCCAGCTCGATCGGGTCGGGGTCCGCCTGCACGCTCACGACGCGGCGCGGGACGGGTGGGCGGTCGGTGCCGTACAGGAGCCACGACTTGGTCACGCCGAACGCCGCCGCGTACCGCTCGGCCGCGAACTTGAGCCCGCGCACGCCGCACTCGTGCTGGGAGTAGGTTGACGTCGGAACGTCGAGCGCCTTCGCCGCAGACTCCATCGTGTCATACCCGGCCGCGATCCGAGCACGGACGAGCCGGGTCGCCGGTTCATCCTCGCCCGCCTGCCGGTTGGATTGTGTCGCTGGTCGTTGTTTGGCCATGATCTGCCGCGCTTTCGGGGTGGTGTGCGAGTCCGCGCCCGACAGTACTCGCGTTCGCAGTATGCGTCAACGCAAGTTTTCACTAGCCGATCGGCGCGAACCGTTCTACGGTTCGGCTTATTCGGATTTGTCAAGTGAATTTTTTCGGGGGTGGGTGAGAAGGGTTGCAGCCCTTCCCACCCGAAGCGAACCGATCGGGACCGGGGTATCGCATGTCTATTCGTACCACCGCGCTGCGGATAAGCGCAATCGTTTTCGCGTGCGTGATCACCGCATCCGACGCGTGGAACAGCATCAGCCAAGCGGTCGCGGACGGCTGGACGCCCGACATGCTTGTGTTGGTGGGCATCGCGGTCACTCTGTCGGCGACGGCGCCCTCGTACATCCGGTCGGCGATCGAGCGCCGCGACGTGCCCTCGGCGGTGCTGCTCGTGATCACTTTTTGCATAGCCGCGACGGTCAGTTGCACGCTCACGTACAAGCGGGCTGCGAGCCAAGTCGAGCGCACGCAACACGCCACCGCGACGAGCAACTGGCCTCTCGTGTTAGCCGAGCGCGAGGTCGACAAGGCGGCCGCCGATGCCGCGTCGATTGCGAAACGAATCGTTGCAGTAAAGTCACAGGCCAAGCGCGCCGAAGCGGCAATGTTAGCGGCAATATCGAACCCCGCGTCGCCGGGCAAGGGACCGAACTACCGCGCCGCGTTAGCCGAACGGGACGCCGCCGCCGAATCACTCGCCAACATGGAGGAGGCCCGCGTCGCCGCTGTCGAACGCGAGAAGGCCGCGCGCGAGGCGGTGCGGGCGCTGGGGCCGCCGCTACCGGATCAGTATCAGGGGCTTGGGGTAGTTGTATCCGCCGCGTTATCACTACTCGCGCTGCCCGGTGCGATCAGCCTATTCCTTTATGCGAGTTCTGCACCATCAACGCGAGAGCTCGCGCCACGGTTAACGTGCGTTAACGCGAGTACTGGTAGCGTCACCAAGCTTCACTCTACTCCAAGTGGCGTCAATCAACGCGACGTAGAGCAAAGCACGCTACACCACAGTGACGTCACAGCCGACATACAACCCGAGAAAACGCCCGTCGTTGCGGTAGCTTCACCCGGTAGCGCCGTCGCGCTAGTAGAGCAGCGTGGAGTAGTCGTGACGTCACCGCAGTCGGCAACCGCTCCGCGCAAGGCGGGCGGCGTTACTCAAGGCGACGTGGTGCGTGCCATCTTAAAAGAGACCTTGACACGCGCGTCGAACCTGCGCGAGCGCCCCGACTTCGATCGCCACGCGCCCACCTGGACGGAGTGCCAGCGGCGCTACGGCTACTCCAGCTCGACAATCACCAAGTACCGACGCGCCGCCAAGAAGCAGTTCGTGCGGGGGACTCAGCAGTGCGCCCGATGAACGCCGCGCGGGGTGTGCACCTGTGAGAGCAACGTCCGCCGCGCCACGAGGTCGTACACGTCCCGCCGCGTGACGGCGCCGCCGTTGAAATAGGTCACGACGACCCGGCTCCCTCCGTTACCGGCAAGCTCCGCGTGGCGCGGAGAGGATGCAGACGCAACACGTACCGCGCCGTGCGTGTGCAGTTTCTTGAGCAGCCGGAGCGCTTCGGCTGCGCCCCCGTAAACGGATTTGCTCTTACAGAGCCACGGCTGGGCGAGAGCGTCGACGACGGGGCCACGCTGGGCAGTGATGGTGTACGTCATGACCGCGCTGTCTCCTGCGCGTGCTCTGCGGGCTCGAACCAGAACACTTTAGGGTCGCTCACGACATGGCCGCAGCACTCGCACTCCAGCACGTCCACCCCTTCGACCGTGTGCGAGCACAGGTACTTGTGGCCGAGTGTCTGGCATTCCTTTTGTGCTTGCCGCAGCGCGCGCAGCCAAGCTTCCTCGTTCGCGCTCATGAATCCGATGACCATTCGCTCTTGTCCTCTATTAAGTGGTTGATAGTGTTACCCTTAACGCCTCGACTCAACGCCACGGTGTCGCCCGCCGCGTATCCGGCAAGGGCGGCGGCCCGGTCGGTTAAGTCGATCTTGTTCCGGACGCTGCGCGGGCGGTACTCAGCCTCGAACGCCTCCCGACGCGCCGCGTCCCGCACGGGCACGAGGTCGGTCCCGCCCGAGAACGACGCGGACCGGCTCTCGGTCGCCATGCCGATCAGGCGTTCGTTGATCCGCGCGGCCATCACCTTGTCGAAGGTTGCGCCGCCCTTGCCGGTCCCGCGACTAACGGCCCAGGCCCTGTGCTCGGCAGCGATGGCGCGGCCGATGATGTCGACGAAGTAGTGCGCCGCCTCGACCTCGTCCTCGGTCCCGAAGAATGTCAGCGAGCCGGTGCTTGTGTTCCAGAAATGGTCGACGCCGCACAATGCCGAGATGCCGGACAGGCACCCGCGCGTTGCGGGCTTACGGCCAGCGCGCATCCGCCCCTCGCGGCCCTTGAACCACGGGCGGGAGGACGCAACGTAGCGGTCCGCCGCTACGTCCTCGGCCGAGCGGTACGTGAGACCGTGCTCGCACATCAGCGCCGCCGCCTGCCGCGCTGCGGTCAGCGCCTCGGCCTCAGACGCGCCGCGTTCGACCGTCATGGACAGCAACGCCTGCAGCCGTCGCATGATGGCCTTTCGCTTGTGCGCGCCCATCAGTGCACGCCCCATTTTACGGCGGCCATGAAGCCCATCGCGAACCATGTTACGAGGCAAGCGGCGAGCAGAACGACGGTTGCTGGATCGCGGTAGTCGATCTCAGGCGGAGGCGGCGTGACCGGGGCGAACCGGGCGGCCAGTCGTGGGGTGTCATCAGGGGTGCGCATTTACTCTATCCTATAAAACAACGACTTAGTGAAGGGCCGCGAACGTGAAACGGCCGGTGTAGTGGTACATCTCGCGGGTCGCGAGGGTGACGGTTTCCTCGGCCTGGATCATCGCCTCGGTGGCGCTGGCGGCGGGCACAAGGACGTCGAAGGTGCGCAAGCCGTTACTGACTTCGACCGAGTAGAGCGCGATCTGTCGGTCTTGGTGGGTGGTGGCGGGGGCTTCGATCGGTGCATCAAACATCTACTTGATCCTCGTTACTGTTCCTCAATGCAAGCACTCTAGCGCAGAACAGCTTAACGAGCAATTAATTTCGAGAAACAAACGAGATTTATTTTAGTTGAGTACTCGCGTGATCGCGAGTACTGTGTGCAGTTCGGGCGCGGGACCGCGCTCACCCCCGAACCCCCTCACAGAAAGGTGATCCGTGGACAGAACAAACACACCCCGGTGCGGCCGATGAAAGACACCCCCGAAACGACGTACCCGGACTTTATGGCATCGCACGGGCACCGGCTGCTCGCGCGGGGGTACGACATCACCTCGATTGTGACCGGGCACAAGTACCCCGTCCGAGGCAAATGGCAGACCGATCAAGTTGCGCTGAGACACGACGCGGACCGGGCGGCGCGGGGCGATCCGTCAAGTCACCAACAGGTGCTGAACTGGATAGATGATCCACAGATCACCGGGGTCGGCGTGTTCGGGCGCGGCGTGTGCGGCGTCGACCTTGACATAAGCCATCCGTCCGTCGTCGCCCACATGATCCGCTTCGTCGAGGACTTGCTCGGCCGGGGTGTGCGGCGGATAGGCCGCGCGCCTCGCGTCATACTCGTCTACCGGTGCGACGACACGATCGCGCACCCGCCGACGGCGAAGTGGGTCGACCCGGATGATCTGAGCCTGGACGAGCAGAGCGTGGAGTTTATGTCCGGCGAGGGTCGGCAGTTTGTCGCCTACGCGACTCACCCCGAGACCAAGGTGGCGTACACTTACGACGGGCCGGAACTCGCAGACGTCGATCGGGCGGACCTGCCCCTGATCACCCGTGAGCATTGCGTTTTGATCGCGGAGGAGTTCAACCGGATCGCAGCCGCCACGCCTGAGTTGGTGCCGCATCGGCCCAAAAAGGACAGGTCCGCGCCGTCAAGCGACTCACCGCAGCCGGACCGTGACCCCGAGGACACATTCCTCGTCGAGCCGAAGTTCGGGGCGTCGCTCGATGATCTGCGCGAGATGTTGACCAAGCTCGACCCGGACATGGAGGGCGACAAGTTCGACGTCGTCATCAAGGCGGCCTGCGATGAGTTCGACGGGTCGAACGCCTGTCGCGAGATACTCTTAGAGTGGGCAAAAGCGGGCGCCAAGTGGCACGCGGCCGGGTTCCGTGCTCGGTGGGAACGGGCCAAACGAGGCAACGGGGGCGGGCGCAAGGCCACGCTCCGCACACTACAACACTGGATTAACGCCGGGGAATACCGGTACCCGGACTATGATCCGACAGCGGACGGCACGACCGACTTCGGCGTCGTCGAAGATGCGCCGACCACCAAACCAAAGCGCGCCGCGTTCTCGATCGAAGACGAGGACGCGTTCTCGGCAGACTTCTCGCCGCCTGATTGGTTGGTTGACGGCTATGTGGTGCGGGGTGAGTCCTCCGCGCTGTACGGCGACCCCGGCTCCTATAAGTCCTTCATCGCGGTCGACATGGCGTATCACATCGCCTCGGGCCGGGAGTGGCACGGGCGGCCGGTCAAGCAGAGCGCCGTCGTTTATGTAGCAGGCGAGGGGCGGCACGGCCTGCGCGCTCGGGCGGCCGCATGGCGCCAGCACCACGGCCTCGCGCACGCCGTCCCCCTGGGTTTTACCTCGGGGCCGGTTAACCTCTCGGACCGCGAGGCCATCAAGGCGGTGTTGCCCGTGTTGGACGAGTTCGCAAAGCGGTTCGGCGGCCTCGGGCTGGTCGTGTTCGATACGCTCGCCCGCAACAACACTGCCGACGAGAACAGCAACACGGACATGATGGCCGTTATGTCGAACGCGGCGGACGTGCAGAATCGTTACGGCTGCGCCGGGCTCATCATCCACCACACCGGCACGCAGCATAAAGAACGCGTGCGGGGCGCCTCAGCCATCCACGGGGCGCTTGACAGCGCACACCGGCTCGACCGGGAGGACTCGGGGCTGGTCAAGATGGTCTGTACAAAGATGAAGGACGCGGCTGAGCCGCCCGATAAGTGGTTCAAAGCGACTGAGGTCGGTTCGGGCGAGGCGTCGAGCCTCGTGTTCGAGGAGACCGAGGCACGCAGCGGCGAGACCGAGGGCTCCGCCGCCACCAAGCTCAGAGGGGTGCAGGCTGCGCTGTACGCGATCATCGTCGGCGAGGGTGAGGTCAGCCGGGAGGCACTGTCCGCGATCGTCGACGCGGAACCTCCAGGCGTGTGGGCCGATGATCACGACGCGCGTCGAAAGCAGGTGAGCAACACCCTGCTACGACTCCGGGACAAAGGCCTTGTCCACGTCCCCGCCGACGCGCTCGGACGCATAACGCCTACGGACGATCCGACGGCGGATGGCTGCGGATTTTAACCCGGAAAACGGTTCAAATCTCAACATTGTTCAAATTTGAACCGTTTTCTCCGTCCCGCGCCCGTCCCCAAACCGTCCCCAAACCTGTTTTTAGCCCGTCCCGCAAAAACGCGGGACGAACGCGGGACGCGCGGGACGGGAAAGTTAAACCATTGAAATACAAGGATAAAACAGGGGTGTCCCGTCCCGCGTTCGTCCCGCGTTCAAAAATCGACCTGTCCCGCATCCGTCCCGCAAATCGGTATAGGGTTTACCCTACCGATGCGGGACGGGGAGGTACGCGAAACAAGACGTAGTCGGACTAAATGTCTTCACTTGGCGCACGCACCCGCGAGCACTCAGCGAGGCACGAATGCGGAAATGTTCAAAATTGAACATCTTGGAAAACGAGCCCCGGTTGGCAAAGTACTCGCGTTGAATGCGAAACGCGAGTACAGTCCGAGCACGGGAGACAGATCCAGGAGGTTCGACCGATGACCGATGAAGAACGCCGCGCGCTGACGCGGGAGGCGGTGGATGCTCTGCTCGGCCCGCCCAGGACGCGCCGCACAGGCCCCGACGAGGTCGTCGCCCTGTTGGCGCTGACGGTCGCCAAAGTGTTGATTTATTTGACCGTGAACGATCTGTCAGCCAACGACGAACGCATGGCGCTGTTCGAACGACTCATGGCGGCGAACGGGGGAGACCTCACGGCGGCGTATGCCGTCGTCGAGGCGGAGACTGCGCGCAGTGCTTCCGACCTTCTGCGCGACGTTCTGGCGGTCCGCGTCGACGAACTACTCGCAAACCCCGACCGCGATAGCTGGTAAACGGGGAGGCTAATTCTCAACGACTGCGACAATAGCGCACACCCCGAATAAAAGTACTTGCGTTGAGAGCCAAACGCGAGTAGTGATTTGGTCTAGGCACACCGAACCGAACACCGCAGCCGACGCTCCGATCACGATCAGACCATCAAGCGGAGAGCAAACGGCGAGCAGTTCGATCGATGAGCCTAGACCGAAAAGAGGGACAACCGTGGGCGACATCGCCACACGCAACGCAACGAACGCAGCTCGGGGTGGGATACGCCACACGCCGACCGACGAGTCGCGTCAAGTCGTCTACGACATGATTACGGCCGGGAAATCTCAATCGGAAACCGCGCGCACGTTAACCATCTCAGTCCCGACTTTAAAACGTAAGTACAAGGACGAACTCGCATTAGCGCGGGGATTGATGCCGGTGAACGCGGGCGGCGCGATCGCCCCACAGGGTAGCAGCTACGAACATCTGCCCGAGGACAACGAGCGCGAGTACGTGCAGCGCGCCGTGACGATGGGTACACCGCACAGCAAAATCGCGATGGCGCTGGGCATCGACGCCAGCACGCTTAAGGCGCGTTACTCGCAAGAACTCGCTCACGGCATGTTTGAATTGACGAACGAAATCGTCGGGCATCTCGTCCAAAAATGCCGCAAAGGCGACACACAGGCAATCACGTTTTTCCTCAAGACGCGCGCCGGGTGGAAAGAAACGGCCGGCCTCGACCTCAACAATCCAGACGGCACCCTGCAGCCCCGCGTCGTGAATATCGTCGCCGCAGCGATGGGGGCGCCGCCTAATGCTTGACGGCTCCGTCGACATCCAGATACCACCCAAGCTCGTGCCACTGTTCGGCCCTCCACGGGGCTCTGTACCGGCGAGAGCGATCCACGGGGGCCGGGGTAGCTCGAAGTCGTACAACGCCGCCCTGATGGCCGCTGTGTGGGGCTGGTGCGAACCTATGCGAGTACTCACCACCCGCGAGTTCCAGGCCAGCATCCGCGAGAGCTTTCACGCCGAGCTGAAATCGGCGATCGAGGCGCGTCCATTCTTGGCCGCGCACTACGACGTCGGCGCCGAGTACATCCGGGGCGCGAACGGTACGGAGTTCTTTTTTCGCGGTTTGCGGCACTCGATCGGCTCCATCAAATCGATGGCGCAGGTCGATCTCACCGTGATCGAGGAAGCCGAGGACGTACCCGAGCACTCATGGGAGGCACTGCTGCCGACCGTCATGCGCCGCCCGAAGTCGGAAGTGTGGGCGCTGTGGAATCCGCGCAAGCCCGGCTCGCCTGTCGACAAACGGTTCCGCGTCGATCCGATGCCCGGCACGCTCACCGTCGAGATGAACTGGCGCGATAACCCGTTTTTCCCGGTCGAGCTTGACCGGCTGCGCCTCGCCGACCAAGCGCGCCTCGACGACGCGACCTACCAGTGGATATGGGAGGGCGCGTATCTCCGGATCAGCAAGGCGCAGGTGTTCGCCGACAAGTTCCGTGTCGAGGAGTTCGAGGCCGACAAGACGTTCGACGGCCCGTACCAAGGCGGCGACTTTGGATTCAGTCAAGACCCGACCGCCGCCGTGCGGTGCTGGATCAAGGACGAGTGCCTGTACGTCGAACGCGAGGCGGGGCGCACCGGCCTCGAACTCGATCACACGCCCGCTTTCCTGTGCAGCGCGATTCCGCAGTTCGAACGCCACACCACGCGCTGGGACAGCGCCCGTCCCGAGAGCATCAGCTACCTAAAACGCCACGACCTCCCACGCACCGAAGCCGTCGACAAATGGCCGGGCTCGGTCGAGGACGGCGTCCAATTCATGCGTTCATTTTGCGCGATCATCGTGCACCCACGCTGCACCAACACCGCCGACGAGATGCGCGCCTATTCGTACAAGGTCGACCGGCTATCCGGCGACGTGCTGCCCGACATCGTCGACGCATTCAATCACTACATCGACGCAATCCGATACGCGCTCGCGCCGCTCATCCGTAAGCGCGCGGCACCATCGATTAGGAGCCTTTGATGGCTTGGTACAACCCATTCGCCCAGCGCGCGCCGATCGTCGCCACCAAGGCGAGCCTCGCGCAGTCGACTATCGTCTTGAATCCAGGCCAACCCGTCTGGACGCCGCGCGACTATGGCTCGTTTGCCAAAGAAGCGTACACGCAGAACGTCGTCGCGTATCAGGCGATCAATAAGATCGCCGAAGCCGTCGCGTCGGTCGAGTTCCTAGCGTTCCAAGGTGAGCGCGAGATCACGACCCACCCGCTCCTTACCCTGATCAAACGCCCGAACCCGATGCAATCGAAGTCGGAGTATCTGCACGCCAAGATCGGGTACTACCTGATCTCGGGCAACGGGTACGAGGAGCGCGTCACAGCGGGCAAGAATATCCGCGAGCTGTACCAGCTTCGCCCCGACCGCATGACCGTCACGCTCAACGCGAACGGTTTCCCGGAACACTACCAGTATCGCGTCAACAACAAGTCGGCCCGGACATGGGAGTTCGACGACCGCAAGTTCACCTGTGACGTGCGCCACTTGAAGGCGTTCCATCCGCTGCATGACACCTACGGCTTGAGCCCGGTCGAGGCGACTGCATACGCGATCGACCAGTCAAACGCTGGGATGGCATGGCTGCAGTCGCTGTTGCAAAACAGCGCGCGGCCTTCAGGCGCTCTTATCGTCAAAGGCGACCGCGCGCTGTCGACCGAGGAGTTCAATCGCGCCAAGGCTCAGCTCGAAGAGCAGTACAGCGGCGCCAAAAACGCAGGCCGTCCGATGCTGCTTGAAGGCGGTTTGACGTGGCAGCAGATGGGCATGAGCCCAACCGACATGGGGATCATCGAGGCCAAGCTCGCCGCCGCGCGTGACATCTCACTCGGCTTCGGTGTGCCACCACAGCTTCTCGGTATCCCCGGCGACAACACGTACTCGAATTACAAAGAAGCTCGTCGCGCATTCTGGGAAGACACTGTTCTCCCGCTGCTGCAGATGATCGTCGAAGACTGGAAAGCCTGGTTCGGTCAGGTCTATGAAGGTATTGAGATCCGCCCGAACATCGATGAGATCCCAGCTATCGTGGACAAGCGCCACCAGCTCTGGGAAATGGCT